CACCCGCCGGGAAGCCACAGCACGATCTGAGTCGTCCCACCCAACATGAAGGAGCCGTCCCCCTATGAAAGCTGTTGTGCTGTCCGGGTTCGATGATGAGCAAACCAAAATTCCGTTCACCATCCCCGTCAAGGGCCGCAAACCCGCGACTGTCCTAGTCCCACGGTTCGACTACATTGACGAAGAAACGTTTGACGCTCTCATGGCAGAGTTGGAACGCTTGGACGTGGAACAGCAGATCATTGGGGTAGCCAACGACCTGTCCGAAGTCGAAGCCGGCACGGAAGTGACATGGGAACCACTGCTAGATGATGCGAAGAAAAAACTCACCAATCTCGGCGTGAAGGTGTTTCGCACCATGAAGCAGGGCCAAAGCCAAGATCTGCTGACGGCGCCCGACGCTAAAACCTTGGCCGCCCTAGCCCCGTTCGCCGTGTCCAAGCCGCTGCCAATACGGAAACGAACACGCTCCATCGCGTTGGCGATGCTCAAGCATGTGGTTTCGGAGCAGGAACTGTCCTGGTTTGAAGCACTACCCACCGGGGCTTTGGATGAGTTGCTGACGGCGTGGAGAACGGCATCCACTGTCAGCTTGGGGGAATCCGAAGCCTCCTCGTAGAACTGCGGGAACACGGGGAGGCGATCACCCACGACCTGATGTCTCGGGGCTGGACTCGGGCTGACATCGGTAACCGTTTGACTTGGCGGGATCTGTACCACTTTCTGCGGTGGTTGCCGCCGGTCGCGGAGTCAGCGTATTACCGGGCCAAGAAGCCCCAATCGTGGTGGGTGACACCTGAGTTGCAACTTCTCGCCGGCATCTTGTACGCGGCAGAAGGCGCGAACTGGCAGCGCGGCGGGTGCCAAGGCAATGCGCCGAAGCCGCTGAAGTTTCCAACAGACAAAGAAGTGAAATTGCAGGACTCGCAAGAGTTGGCCGAACGACGACGACGCAGAAGGGAGATGGACAGTGGCTAGTGGAGTGCAGTTAGCGACCGCGTACATTTCCCTGAACGTCCGCACGGACGGCATCAAAAAGCAGGTTTCGTCGGCCCTTGACGCTGTCGGCAGCCAGGGAAGGCAAGTCGGCACATCCATCGGATCGAACATCGCTGCGGGTATCCGCAACCACATGGGCTCGGGCACGTTGTCCACAATGATTTTCGCCCCGATGGAGTTGGCGGGCGTGCGGTGGGCTGTCCGGGCCGGTAAAGCCATCGGGTCGGCGCTCAGGACCGCTATCGCTGGCGCTCTCGGCGGTTTAGGGCTCGGCGCCATCTTCGGTGTCGGCGGCGTGCTGTCCGCTGGGTTGGACCGGCTGAAGACCTTGCAGCAGTCCACCGTGCAGTTGAGCTTAAAACTCAGCCCTGAAGAGATCAAGAACGTCCAGAAAGAAGTGCGGGAAGCCGTCGAAGGCACACCGATCTCGCTGGACAAAGCCATGCAGGCAGTCCCGAAAGCGATCTCCGCAGGGTTGAACTCAGGCGAAGTGAAACAACTCATCACCGACTTGGCGAATCTCACCGCGTCCACTGGCGGCCAAGCCAGCTTTGAGCAGTTGTCGGTCATCATGGAGCAGGTTCGGTCCAAAACGAAGCTGACTGGCGAAGAGATGCAGCAGCTTGTGGATGCCGGCGTTGATGTTCGGGGCATCCTGAAGGAAGCGTTCGGCTACGACGACAAAACACTTGAGAAGAACCTGAAAAAAGGCAAGATCGGCGCCAATGAGCTACAGCAAGCCATCCAGAAAGTTTACGGCTCGGTCAGGAATGCTGACGGCACGTTTGGTTTAGCCAAGCGCATGGGGGAGACCTTCGACGGCGCCATCGGGAACCTGAAGGCGTCGGCTTCCCGGCTGGGCGCGAACTTCATCGCCGCAGTGTTGGGGAAGAAAGCCGACGAAGACCCGTTGAAGGATTTCGCGTTAGGTCTCGGCAACGTCACTGACATTCTGAACACGATGGGTGCGTGGGTGACCACTCACCGCGACGACATCCACAACGTGTTCGTCAGAGCCAAAGATGGCGCTGTTCTGGCCTACAACGGTGTGAAGAACGTGGTCGACTGGTTCGGCAAGTTGAAGCAGACCGGCCAAGATGTGGGCACAAGGATCGGTGACGCTTTCGATGACGTGACTGCGGCTGTTGACCGGTTGTGGAACAAAATCAACGACGTTGTCGGCAAGGTCAAAAGCGGCGTTGAAGGCATCGTCACCAAGATCAAAGATTTCGTGTCAACTGCTTTCAATTCGGTGTTCGGAGCCGACACCCCGTTGGGGAAGCTGTTAGCGCAACTCGGCATCGGGTTGCCCACGGCTTCGGCGGCGGCAACTCCCGGTGGAACCACAGGCTTCAATCCAGGCCCAATGGCTCCTAGTGTTGCAGCGGGACAAACCCCGTTGAGCAGTTCTGGTCAGGGCTTGTCGTCTGTGCCCCGATTTGGCTACGACGCCAACGGCAATCCCCTGACATCCACCAGCGGCAGGGGCGGCGGTCTGACCGCGAAAATTCCTGGTCAGTCAGCAGTCGGTGCGCCGATCTACTCGGGCGCGGTCACTGAGGACACCGGTGGAGCGGTTGAACCACGCACCGCGATGATTCAGGACTTGATTCAACAGAAGTTCGGTGACACGGGCGCCTACATCGGTAACGACTACCGTAAACCGGACGGCCCCAATGAGCATTCATCCGGTCAAGCAGCCGACATCATGGTCAACGAGTTGGGCAAGCGCAGCGATGAGAGCATCGCCCTTGGTAACAAAATCAACAAGTGGCTGATTGAGAACGCCGCCAAAATCGGGTTGCAGTACACCATCTGGAACGGCATGTTGTATCGCCCAGACGGTTCGACGCAACCTAATCCTGGGCAGGGCATCACCGGCAACCACGAAGACCACGTCCACTACCGCGTCATTCCGGGCAAGGTGGATGAGCTTCCCCAGTTCTCAAGCGGTGGCCCAGTCTGGGGTTCTGGCACAGCCACCAGTGATTCCATCCCGGCGATGCTGTCTAACGGGGAGCATGTGCTGACCGCTGCTGAAGTGAACAAAATGGGCGGCCAGTCAGCGGTGTACGGGTTCCGCAAAGCGTTGAATGCCGGGATGATTCCTGGTTTCGCTCCGGGCGGTGCGGTCGACCCGAACCAGATTCAGGACTTGAACGACAAACTGGCTGACCTGAACAATCAGGCGTTGGTGGCGAAAGCCCAATTCGATGACGTGATGAGCAACGAAGACGCTTCTGAGTCGGAGAAGATGCGGGTCGCGCAGCAGTTGCAGCAGACCCAACGGCAGTTGCAGCAGGCGCAGACAGATTTGCCTATCATCGCTGCGGGTGGAACACCGCCGGATAGGTCAGCGCAGAACAGAGTCTTTGACACCACTGACCGGTTGGCGTTGGCGCAATTGGCCCAGGCCGACATGAATGCCGCCGACGATGTGTCGCTTCCGCAGAAGTTGCAAACCGATTACGCGGTGGTTCAGGCGCAGCGGGAACGCGACCAGGCGGTCGCTGAACTTCAGGGCAAAGGCACCACCGCCGATTACGGTGGCGAGTTCCTTCGCACGATGGGGTTCATTCCCGCGAACGCTGGCAACACCGGTGTGGCCGGCACATCAAGTTTGTCCAGTTTCATCGGCATGGGTAACGACGTTGTCGGTGGTCTCATTGACACGGGTGCTTCGTTGGCTCAGACCGCAGCGTCGGCGGCGATGGCCGGGGCTACATTCGGCGGTTCTGCGGCGGCAGGCCCAGCCGCAGGAATGGCTGCCAGTTACGGCATCCAGTTGGCGGCGAACACCGCGAAGCGACTGTCATCGTATGGATTCCAGATGGCATCCATTGGCGCTGACAGTTTGGTGGAACAACTGTTCCCGTTCGGTGCGCCGCGCTGGCTGGGCTACGACTACACCGGTTTCGCCCCGCAACTGAACGTGATGGGTGCAGCCACGTCCACGTTGGAGAAGATGGGCTCGGATGCCATCACCCGGTACTTCAACCCGAACGACAAGCCCATCATCCCGCCAGCACCGCAGGCACCCGCACCTGTAGTTGATGCAGCACCGCAGCCAGCACCACCGACACCGTTCGATGCTGGGCAGGAACTAATCGGCCCGGAAGATCCTAGGTTTGTGAAACCGCCACCTAATCCGTTAACACCGGGTGGCGGCGGCGGGTCGTGGGCCAAGGGCGGCGCTATCGGCGTCTACGACAACGGCGGCATCTTGGAACCGGGTCAGCTAGCGTTCAACGCTTCCCGCACACCGGAGAACATTCTGACCAAGCAGCAGTGGAACTCAATGGCTGCTGCGGCTTCAACGCCCGCCAAGGGTAGCGGGCCACTGGTGGAGAACTTGTACGCCCAGGACATGCAGGACGCTATTCGTCAGCTTGAAAAGGTGAAGCGCCGCGACATGATGCAGTACGCGGGCCGGCCATGACCCAAGGCATCATCAGGGCTGAAATCTTCGGCCAGAACGGCGAATACCTGTGCGTCCACGGCGACGGCGCGGGGGACCGCGGCGTGTATCTCGGAGAAGGTCAGGTCGCAGGCATCTATGACTCTCCCGAAAAGCAGGTCTGGAAGTCGGGTTCCCGGCAGATCGGTGCCAAGCAACGCAACCGCAAAATCTTGGCACGCGATCTTGATTTGGGGTTTCTGTGCAAGGAAACAACAACGCACACCGCTGAAGAGAACGAGTCCCTGCTGATCCAGGCCATCGGCTATGACTTGGATCAGTGGGATGAAGACGCCAAGTATGCGCGGCTGCGGATCACCACCGACATCTCCGGTTGGCGAGACCTAGACATTGTGCAGTACCAAGAACCGGATTTGGCGCCAGCGCAAGACCCGATCATGCAGCAACTCTTAAACCCTGTGCTGAAGCTGCGTTCAGGGAACCCGGACTGGTATTCCGACGATGTGGTGTCGTCGGTGACGTTCACCGAAGACGGCTGGAAGGAAATCGTGGTGGAGAACCCCAGCCCGCGCCCGATGTTGCACAAGTGGATTTGCACGATGGGAACGTGGACGCTGCCCGATTTTTCGTGGGTTGGCAGTAAGGGCAATCGCCGCCCAGGCGGTAAGCATGTGGACCGCTACATCACGTCACCGACGATTACACCGTCAGATGGCGGCATGACGATTGATGTGGACTTGCAGGAACTGATGGCTCGGTCTGCGAACGACACAAACATTTTGGCGCGGTTCGGCGGCCAGTTCTTCAGCTACAGCATCCCGCCGTACACGCAACGCCAAACCCTTCCGGTGTATTGCGCTGATGTTCCTGAGTCGGGGGCGGTTGTGCAGCTACGGCAGCCCAGGCGTTGGCCGCGCCCGTGGGGGCTTGAACTCCGTGCTTGATACCACGCTCTCGTTGGACGATCAGTGCGAACAGATTTGGGCGTTGACCCGGCAGCAGAAACGCGCCAAGGACCGTGCCCGCCGCGAGCCCCCTACCGTGAGACTGTGGGACGCAGAGTGGGCATTGCAGCATGTGGTGTCGGGTGTGGAGTATGCCGCGAACTTCAACTGGATTTCCAACGATTCTGGCCCCGGCCAGATTGAGTTGCCGTTTGATCATCCCGCTTCGCAGTGGGTGCATGATTCGCAGGGCCGCATTGATCGCGGCGAAGGTCGCGGCGTGCATCTCACAGTGGACTTTTGTGGAACTCGCTGGTCAGGTCGTCTGGATAAGGCGGTCGTGGAGACAAGAGAGGACGGTGATGCGGTATTGGTAATGGATTTCATGCACGAGTACGAGAATTTAAAATGGTACACAGTGTGGTCAAATCCATTCCTTTGAATGACTCCCCGCCGCCGTGCAATTTCCCAGGTCGTGGCTGCTGGCCGGCCCCGTGAATTGGATTCTGCTGACCAGTCTGCATCTCCAGCTTGTGCGCGAACACAATCCGCTTATCACCATCCCTGACGATCCGCTGGACATCACTCTCTACGACGACCTGTTTGACCAATCTAATTGGTCGGTCGTGGTCAAACCCATTAGCTTTCTGGATGCTGCTGCGTCGGGCGTGGTGTGGGGTGTCGTGTCGTCCCGGTGGTCAAATTGGCACGATATGGCCAAGATTGTTCTTGAAGACTCAGAGCTATCTGTTGTCTGTACCCGCTTCTTGAATGGTGACCCGCAGCCGTGGGAAGGCGCCAATTTGCGCCACGGCACATTGGTGATTGATATTGCCGACAAGTCCGGTGTTCATATCGGCACATCTAACGGCGGCTCCATCTTTGATGGTTTGGTGCGAACAGCGGCAGAGTTCGCCACAGATTTCATCGACTCAACCCAGAACCTGATTTCCGACACCGAAGCCCCCGAAGAATACTTCCTGCCCGGTTTCTACGCCACGAAAAAAGAGTGGCCGTATGTGGTGTACCGGACGGGTGAAGGCTCCGGGATCGAAACATCCAAGTTCATCAATTCCCCAGCTAAAGGTGTCCAAGTCAACGTCGGAGGGCATTCGATGCCTGGCGTGGTCTGCGCCCCCTAGGGAAACCTGGGGGGCGCGGGCCACACCGGCACACCACAGCGAATGAAGCGATTAGCGCGTCGGTACAGGCCGCTGGGGACATCCTTGGGCAAATCGTGTTAATTGGTGGCCTTGGGGGCAGCATTGACTCATTGCTGAAGCCTATTTATGAGGACTGCCTTTTGGCATTTTGGTCCGTTAAATCTACGCAACGGGCGCAGAACTCGGGCTGGTCACGATATTTTGAATATTTTCAAGACGGTGCGTCGAAGTCGTACACCATTGCCAGCCTGATGGTGCTGCGGGCCGGGTTTTGGGCAACGCGCACCGTGATCGCCAACGAGATGTCTGTCCTTGACTCGTCGCCGTATTTCATTGGCGGTGAAGGGCTCGGCCACTACTTTTTGGATGACCGCATCGGGTTCGCGATGGAAAACGATGCGACCGGTCAGATATGGATGGACCGGGCACGCAAAATTGAATTGAAGTGGGATTCCGAAACCTACCCGGAGTGGACGCCAACGATTGGTGATCCACGGAACTTCCAAGACCCAGCCCAGCGTGCGTGGGGCAAAATTGAACAAATGATCGCCGCATTAAGAGACTTAGGGGTTTACTGATGCTGGGTAACGAACCGATTGTGGAAACGATGGTGATTGTTTCCGGTCAGGACTTCTCCCACTTCTTCGGTGTTGCCGAAACGTCGTCGTCGTTTCCCCCTGGCACTGCGTTGACGTTGAAGATTTTCGGTCGCGATGACGGCGCCCAACTTGGGGCGTGGCCGGCGGTCGCGGTGCAATCCGGTGGCGCACTGGTGCAGATCAGCAGCGAAGACCTGCTGACCGTGCCCGATGGGTCGGTGTTCCGCGTGTATGTCACCTACCCCGGAGACCAAGACCTGTGCTGGTATCGGGGCCGCGTGTGGAGGAGAACCTGACGTGTTTGTCACTCAACTGAACCTGGCGTGCGCTTCGCTGCAAAACATTGATCTGGTCTCTTTGCACACCGCAGATCCCGGCAACACTGGGGCCAACGACTCCGGTATCGCCAAGCAGGCGTTGACGTGGACAACCCCATCTGCGGGCTACATGAAAGCGACAGCGACGTTCGCAAACGTGTCGGGCACCTTCACCCACGTCGGGTTGTGGGACGGCGCGGTGTTCATTCACGGCAAGCCGCTACAGGTGACGTTGCCGTCAGCGCAAAACCTGATAGTGCTAGTTGAGTTCACCGTGGAGATCAAGTCGTGATCGGTGAATCGGACACTTCTGCCGATAAGCCGTTCAACCCTGCCTGGATTTCGGGCTACGCCAAGGGCGTGGATTCCACGCTGACGGTGTCGACCAATGTTCGCGGGCTCGGCTACATCTACGACGACTTCAACAGTGTCGATGACTGGACGATGGTCTACGGGCAACTTGCGGTGTCCGGTGGCGCCACATCGGATGTGTTCGGGCCGCTGCTGGGCTACGCCGCCGGCTACCACAAAACACAGCTCTTGAGCGACAACTGCCGCGCCAAGGTCACCATCCAAGACGGTGCCATGTTGTACGGCGAATCGCGGGTGTTCGTGTGTTCCGACGACCGCATGAACCGCTACTACGGGGTAGCGATCAGCCGGAAGTTGCTCGGATCTACGGTGCGAATCATTCGCGGCTTGTCGTCCATCGCGTGCGACTCCTTTGAGCAGACCGCCGTTTCCATCGCTAACGGCGACGAGTTTGAAGTGTGGTACGACCGGCTGAACTCCACGGTGCGCGTGTACCAAAATAATTCTGAGATCGCCGCCAAGTATTTCCCACCGAACGACATTCCCCACGGTGTGGGCTGCCGCTACACCGGGGTGGTGATGTCCGCGAACTGGCTACTTGATACCGGCCCCCGATTCGATGACTTCGAAGCCTACGACGTGGCTGAACCAGCCCCAGTGGTGCATGATGCCGTGGACAGCTTGACCGTCAACCCTGGCTGGGTTGCCGTCGATGACACCATTCGCGTCAACAGGCATCTGTTGCAGCCGATGTCGCTCGGACCTAACGGTGTCGCGAACGCCGCCGTGCGCTGGACAACACCGATGGGCACAGACTCGGTCAAAGTTGTGGTGTCGGTGTTCCGGTTCCCGACGAACATCGGCAAGTTTTACCTTGTGCTGCGATCCAATGCGGCCATGACGAACTGGGTGGGCATCGAATTTGATTCGGCGCTCGGGCAGGTGTTCGCCGTGACCGGCAGCGGCCCCACCACCACGACCCGGCGGGGAACGTCCGGGTTGTTCTACTGGATTGTTCCAGCGTTGGAGAGCGCATCCACCGGCTACCAGTACACAGCCACTTGGGATGAAGCGACCGAAACGATCAGGTTGTATCGGGGGGCGCGAACAACTCCCATCGTGTCCTGGTCCGCTGGTGCCACCTTCAACGGCACTGGCCGCTATGTGGGCATGGTGTGGGACACCCTTTTGGGCCAGAATGGCGTAGAGCCCACCGCGTTTGACGCCTACGACGTGACCGTGGGGGGAAGCTGATGTTGCGCGGGGAATTCCCCACACGCGAGAACTGCGACCCAACCGATCCTGAAGAAGCATTTTTGTGGATGTTCGCGGCGCTGCCCCATGTGCGCGGGGCGCCACTGATCATGCCCGTGGACTATTACCGGGCGGTCAGTAAACGGTTGTGGGATTTGGGTTGCCGGCCCACCGCTGAACCCACCCTGGAGTGGGTTGCGCCCACGGCGACAGAGCCACACTGGCTGACTTCACCAGGGCGCTGGGTGCCTGCGGGAAGCCAACCCACGCTCTCCGAAGAAGACCAAGCCCGATCTGCGGTGGCGAAGATGTCACACCAGCAGAAAGCGGAATTGTTCGCCGCGTTGGAAGCACTGGAATCCGGCGGCACCGTTGCCGACACCCCAGCAGGCCGGGTCATCAACACGCTGACGTTCGGCCAACGGCAGACGGTGTTGACCATACTTCGGGAGGAACATCGTGCCTGACGTGGTAGGTGTTGACACCATTGAGTCGGGCGATCTGCCCACCCGTGTCGCTAACTACGATTCGCTGTCGGCGTTCGCCGCCAAAACGCAGACCGACTGGACTGACGAACTGACCGGGGCTGAAGTTAATCGGTGGGGCAGCAACGGTGTCTTGGGTGGCTTCTTCGACGGGCTGGTCAATGCGGGCGGGTTCGTTCTGTCTCTGCTGAAGACGTTAGCGGAAAGCATCTTCTCTGGCATCAACTTCGTGTTTGAAACGGTGCAGGAAGCGTTAGTGGAGTTGGGTAACAACTTTGCGTCCTGGTTCGATTCCATTAACAGGTCTAGCAGCGCGGGTGCTGTCGGCGCGGCGGGCGGCTTAGCTTCGGGTGTGGCTGGCGGGGTGTCGCTGGTAGACGAGTTTGATCGTGGTAACGCCCCCACGTTGGGCGCCGACTACCAGCTGTATTCGGATGGTTCTGGCGGGGGATCGTTCGGCACGAACGGTTTGGGTTCGGCAGGCTGGGGAACATCAGGCAGTTTGAGTCGCAGACACATCTCGCGGCGCACCACAGCGTTGACCACCGACTACCAGTTCGTGTCGTGTGTGACGAACAATTCCATCGGCGGGTTTTATGTCACGTCGCAAAACTATCTGTGCGCTCGGATGAACGCCGCCGCCACACAAGCCGACTTGGATTGCGTGTATGTGCGGTTCGGCTACAACAACTTGACGCTGGGGTATGTGGTCGATGGGGTGTTCACCGACTTCTCTGGTGCCACTCACACAAAACGGCTTTACGACGGCGACACCATCCAACTGTTCGCCGGCACCAGCACCGATGACCGTCAGTTCCTTGTGAAGCTGAACGGTGCAACAGTGCTGACTTTCACTGACTCGTCGGATCTCAGTCCGTTGGGCGGCAAGTTCGTCGGTCTCGGCGCCCTAAGCAACCCTTACGGCGCTTCTCAACAGAAGCCGTGGAATTTGAACGTCTGGGCGGCGTCGGATCGTGCCAGTTCAGCGATTTAACGGGAAAGGCTTTTCGCAGTGATTGTGGTGACTCGTAAGGCAGTGGATTTAGACGCCTGGAACCTTGTCGACCAAGCAGCGATGCTGGATGCGCTGACCGCGCTGAGTTCGCAGGGCTGGCGGGGCGCGGTGTTGCAGTCCGATACCGGGGGCTGGACGTTGGAGTTGAACGCCGACTATCCCACACGCCAGGTCACTGCGTCGGTGGGCGATTGGCTGGTGGTCGACATGGGATTGCGGAAACTGTCGGCAGCCGAATGTGACGCTAACTACGAGGAGTCGGGTTCGTGAGCATCATCAACTTCACCGTCAACTACGACCTTTTCGGCTCGGAAACCGATTCAGCGGATGCGGGGGCCGACGCCGACATCGTGGCGTTGATCGGTGATGTCACGTTCACCCCAGTAACGTCAGATGACAAGCCTGTTCAAGCTCCCGGCTATGCGCCGCGCCCTGCCGGGTTCAAGCTCCGCAAGTTCGTTGGCTACCTTGACTCTGATGGCCGGCTGAAGTCCAGCCGTAACGGTGCTGTAGGTGTGCGCCTGTGGGCAAACGACCCTGTTTTCGACTTGGATCAACTGACGTACCGGGTTGACTTCGACTTGCGAACCCCTATCGGGGACAAGGTTAGTGTTGATGGCGGCTATTTCGTGGCCCCATCCACTGACGGCACCATCAACTTGGCTAACGTCTTAACGTCTACAGGTTCGGCGGCGGTGGGCTCAGGTGGCGGCGGCGACAGCAGCGTTTATGCCAGCGAGATCGTCGACAGCACCAGTGTCGGACGGGCATTGATGACTGCCGCCAACGCGGCAGCGGCTAGGTCAGCGATTGGCGTTGACATTGGCGACGTGTACAACTGGCGCTCAGATAACACCCGCAACGTTCACCGCTCAATCGCCAAGGCAGTTGCAGGACAATCAGCAAGCCATCTCATCATCGGAGACTCAACATCGGCCCTGTATACCGGTGCAACAACCTACGCGGCGATGTGGCCCAGGCTGCTGGGCCAATACCTAAACGCGCGGGGGATACCGCTCGCGGGCACCGGCTGGGTATCGCCAGCCAACGCTGAAAACTCCTTGGCCAAAGATCCCCGCTTTACCTTTACTGGCACATGGCTACAGACCGGAGTCCCGCAGGGCTATCTGTACTCATCGACCAACGGCAGTTCGGTCACCTTCACCAGTGATTTACCGGGCACAATTGTCGAAGTAGCCTACGGCGCGGTATCCGGTGCTTTCACCGTTTCCATCGACGGAGCTAACCCGGTCACCGTCACCCCGTCCGGTGTCGGCTCCGCGACACCGTCGAAGTACACCGTGACAGGACTGCTTGACACCACCCACACAGTCACAGTGACGTTATCGACCGCCACTCTCACCCAGATCTTCTTCTTTAATGTCTACAAGACGACCGGGCTACAGATTCACAACTTGGCGCTCTCAGGCATGACCGCGAATGCGTGGGTTACTGAAGCATCCGGCAGTCGCAGCCAAGCGGTCAACAGGCTGGGCCTATCACCTGACGTGGTGCATATCGCGCTGGGAGTGAACGACCTGAATTACAGTGCCACACTCGGCGGCACCGGCTCGGCGACCGCAACTCGCATTCAAACCATTATGAATTCCTGGCCTAACGCTGACATTATTCTTTACGGCCAACTCGCGACATCACCGTCGGCCAGTGTTCCCACCCCGCCAAGTAATTCTACTTGGTCGGCGTACATCGACTTGCTGTACGGCATCGCTGACAACCGCAACGTCCCGCTTGTTGATTTGTACAAACGGTCTGGCGGGTCGTATTCGTCGGCTAATACGAACGCTCTGATGGGCGACTCGATTCACCCCAACAAGACTGCACAGGCCGACTGGGCTTTGCTCGTCACTAATCTACTCACTGCGAGGGCGGCATAATGACCAAGTGGTCAAAAGTAGTTGGCTCTATTGTCAACCCCGTTGAGCTAGCTGCAAAGCTGTCCGGCCCGCTGTCCATGCTGACCGACACTGACGTCTACAACTGGGGCGCGGACAACACTCGGCGGCTGCAACGCTCACTCGCAAAGGCAGCCGCAGGCACAGGATATTCCGATCATCTCATTCTCGGCGACAGTCAGAGTTACGCAAAAACCGGCCACGACAACCGTTGGCCGAATCTGTTCCGCGCCAACCTTGCCGCCAAGGGCATACCGGTCGGCGGCACCGGCTGGGTGCGAACATCCGACGGTTTCAGCGACCGCGACAGTAGGGTCACGGTAACTGGGGCCTGGACGCATCGGCAGGCTTACTACGAGACCACCGCCAACGGCGCCACAATGACGTTCGCCGCCGACGTTGCAGGCACGGCGATCTCGGTGGCCTACTTCAACACTTCTGCTGCGTTCACCGTCGCAGTCGACGGCGGCAGCCCGGTCACTGTCACACCATCGGGGGCCGCGACCGTGGGCACCTACGCCGTCACTGGACTAGCCAATACGACGCACACAGTGGTCGTCACCAATACAACAAGCAGTCTGGTGTACATCATTGCGTTTCAGTGCTACCAGGCGTCAGGGCTCAATATCCACAACGGCAGTTTGTTTGGCATTGAGTCAAACGGATTCACTGGTACGACGTTTACGACAATTGGCCAGACGGTCGCCAGCCTAATCCCTGACCCTGACGTTGTTCATATCGCACTCGGATTTCAGGATCTCTACAGCGGCGGCAAAACTGTCGCGCAGATAACCGAAAACCTGACGACCATCCGCAACAAATGGCCTGACGCTGACGTAGTTCTGCATGCGGGCTACGAGTACTCGGGTGCGACCAGTTGGGACGACTACGCCGCCGCGCTGTACCCGTTGGCAGACAGTCTTGACTGCCCGCTGGTCAACGTGTACCAGCGCAGCGGCGGGTACACCACCGCTAACGCCAACGGGCTGATGAGTGGCAGCTTTTACCCGTCGACGGCAGGGCACGCCGACTGGGCACTGCTTGCCGGTAGTCGCATCGACGTTGAATCCGACAACACTGTTAGGCCCGGTTCTACCGCGACAACTGCCGGAGCCTGGACTCCGCAGGCATACGGCTACAAGGCGTGGACCTACGACCCAGTTCACATATACAACGGCGGCACGGTCAGTTCAGGGTTTCTTTACGTCGCCGCTATCTATATCCCTTTCGCGACAACCATCACGAATGTGCTGCTGCACATTGGCGTGATTGACGCCGCCCTGGTAAGCGGTCGAAACTTCGCGGCGCTGTACCAAAACGGAAACAGGCTCGGCGCTACTACAGATCAGACAACCGCTTGGGGCACTACTGGCATTAAAACTATGGCGTTGGCCGGCGGGCCAGTGTCGGTCAACGCAGGACTGGCCTACGTCGGCTGGTTCGCCAACAACGGCTCGGCTACTACTACTTTGCAGTTTGGCCGCGCTCTCAGCCCCTCGGGCGTGACAGCCGTCTATAACAGCCCACTCACCCGCTACGCTTACGCCAACTCTGGACTGACGACGGCGACCCCGGCAACCCTGAGCGGCTTTACCGCTGTTAACTCCGCATTCTGGGCGGCAGTGTCGTGAACCGCATCCTGTTGGCAGCCGCGCTAATTCTCACCGGTTGCGCTCCTATCGACCCAGAAAAGCTGATGGGCGGCATTGAAGGCACTCCAATGCCGACGCCGCAGAAGCTGGACTGCAATCTGATTTTTCCTGCGCCAACACCGGATGATCCGGTCGCGCCGTGAAATGTGTCGTGGTCGGCTGCGCTCTAGTACTGGTCGTTGCTTTTTCTTTGACCTACGCGGCTGTTAACACGTTGTGCGACGACCTGCCTGACTGGCCGTGATTGCTGACACCTTGACCGCCGTCGCCATTTTTGCGGTGACTGCGGCGCTACTAGGTGTGTGTTTTTTCTACTGGTGAGCCGATTCAGAGAAGCGTAGGAAGTCTAAATGTCAGCTAGCTACGGGCTGCCTGCGGGCACGCAGATCTTCTACGGCGCCCCCGGATTTCCGCAGTGGGTTTACCAGCTTGGCGCCGCGTTCAACCTTCAAGCGTCGACATATCCGGGGCACCAGGAAGGGTCTCGGGCCGAAGCTGGGTTCGCCCCCAACCCGATGCGCCAAAATCGGGGCATTGACTGGGTCGGTACACCAGACGCGATGGATCGGTTCGCCACTTATCTGCTCTCAATACGCGACCATCTTGAGCAAGTGATTTGGGAGCATCCACAGAACCGCAGGCGTGTCGGTGTGGCCGGCGGCGACGATGTCACCCACACCGGCTACTACGCAGCGGACTACGGCGGGCACCGCGACCACGTCCACACTCGGCAGTCAAAGCCCATCCCACTGCCCGGTTACTCAAGTGGTATCCAAGCGGCGTCTACCGGCTGGACCGGCGATCCGCTGTGGCTGGCCGACGTGCTGCACGCCGCAGAGCCTAAGCTGCGGGTGCGGGAACTAGACGGCTGGCAGCAGACGGGCCACGGCGACTTCCGCTCCATCTGGGGTGTGATGATTCACCACACAGGCAACGCCCGCGAGACCGCTGAATCCATCAGGCGTGGCCGCCCCGATCTTCCTGGCCCACTTAGCAATCTGCACATCGCCCCCAATGGGGAAGTGACCGTTGTCGCGGCGGGTGTGTGCTGGCATGCGGGCGCTGGGGACTATCCAGGTCTACCCGCCGGCAACGGCAACTGGCATCTGATCGGCATTGAATGCGCGTGGCCGATGGACACCACCATCACCCCTGCCACTGCGGGCCGCGAGCCCTGGCCGGAAGCGCAGATGGACGCAATGGTGGGAAGTGTTGCCGCGATCCTGTCGCGGCTGGGGTTCGACTCGTCGCGGGTGATCTCTCACAAAGAATGGGCCGGTCGCGCTCAACAAAAGTGGGATCCAGGTGGCGTGTCCATGCGTACCTTCCGCGCTCGGGTCACTGAAGCCCAACACAACAAGTATTTACCGACTGGCCGAACCAGGACGATCAGGACAGGAGTCGAAGATATGGCATCCGTACCGCAGGAACAGTGGGATCGGCTTTACCGCGAGTTGACCACGAAGCTGTCGTCGCGCTCCATCTACCGCACACCGGGCGAAGGTGCTATCGACACCACCACCGGCATGCTGCTGAACGTGGACGCGATGGCCCACGCCGAACTGGTGGAGCGGCTGGCACGCCAAGGTGACCGTGATGCGGTGATGCGGGTGGCCCGCACCGCTGCCGGCCAAGGCGCGGTCAAGGACCGCCAAGCCATCGCCCAAGCACAGACCGTGCTGGCCGACATTGAGCGCACTAACCCCACCATCCTGCAAGACTTTTTAGAGAAAGGCTGACCCATGTTGTCTCCCAAGATCCGGCAGACCGCGTACATTCTCGGCACCGTCGCCACAAGCGTCGTCACCTTGTTGGCGCTGTGGCGGGGTATTGACACCCACACCGCAACCGCTCTCGGCAACGCCATCACCGGTGTCCTGGGACTGCTCGGCGTGGGCGCCAGCGCCACCGCAGGGGTAGTGCTGTCACGGCAGCGCAAAGAAGGAGTTCTCGAAGCGCAGTCACCGGTGGATCAGGCAATCACCGCGATCAACGCGACCGTGGCCCAGGTGCAGTCCGCGTCAGCCGATCTTGACCGGGTCAAGGTCGCAGTCTCCGACGTGTTCGGATCGTTGCCGGTTGTCGGCCCGCTCGCGCAGCAGGTCATCAAATCGGTCGACATGCGGTGACGCAAATCCCGAACCCAGACAGTTGGATGGACGTGGTCACCATCCTGGCTGCGACGGCAATGGTCGCCATCCCGTCATGGTTCGCTCACAGAAACCACAAAGATCTGAAAGAAGTGGTCTACCAGACCAAAAACAACCACAACACAAATTTAAGAGATGACATCGACAGAGCCATCAGGGCTGTTGAACAACTAGGCCACGATGTGCGCGGCATACGCACCGACCTTGCCGCCGAAGAAGACCGCCGCCGCGTTCAGGTAGCGGAACTTGAGGACCGACTGAATAAGGTCAGCCGGCACCAATAAGGGAGAACGTTCGTGTCTCTTGCAAACCGTCTTCAGACGGTCGTTGTATCCCGTTCTAACCGTGGGTGTGTCACATGCGCGTGGTTAGAAACCCTTCCCAAAGCAGACCGGAAAGCCTTCGATAGTTGGGTCACTGAGAAGCACTCACTTGTTCAGTTGTGGGAAATCTGCGCCAGTGAAGAAAACTCTTTGAAGGTCAGCGTCAGCGGACTCCGCAATCATGTCCGACACCATCGGACAGCCGATGACTCTTGAAGACCGCCTGGAAGACCTGAAGGCTTACCCGCAAGCCGAAGAAACCAAGTACCAACCCAAAACTGAATTCGACGGCGTCACCGGATACCTACAGACCGGGGTGCTCAAAGAACCGCCCACCGACTACAACGAACTGCTAACCCAGTTCGGATACAACCCTGACGTTGTGCAGATCGTCGGGCATCCCCGCATATCGAAGTGGCAGCAGCGAGCCCGCATACGCGGGACTAGCGACTACGAAACGACGTGGCTGACGGCGTTCAAATTTCAGATCGCCGCCAAGGGCTCGGCATCAGCCCCGGCTGATCTGGAAGCCATCGTTGCTCGGGCCAAGAAACAACCCAAGGCGGGGACCGGGCCGCACTGGTTCACGTTCATGGCCGGCGATCTCCAGATCGGCAAACGCAGCCGTGATGGAGCGACCGAACAGATCGTGGAACGGTTCATGCAATCTGTTGACGCAGCGGTCTCGGAGTTCAAGTCACTGAAACGCCACGGCGTTGAAGGCATCCAGATTTGCATGCCGGGGGACTGCATTGAGGGTTGGGTGTCTCAGCAAAGCCGCAACCTAGTTCTGACAGACCAAGCGATCACCGAACAGTGCCGAATCCTGCGGCGGCTGATGATGCACACGGTGGAACAATTCGCTCCGCTGGTTGACCAAGTGTTCCTAGATGTTGTCGGGGGAAACCACGACGAAAGCCAGCGGGTGCAGAACACCTGGCCGGGTGACAACTGGGCCACCGAATCGGCCATCGCAGTGTCCGACGCCCTAACCCTCAACCCCACCGCATTTGGTCATGTGACGGTTCGGGTGCCCGAACGGTGGTCAGGGTCGATGACAGTGCCAGTAGGAGACACCGTTGTCACCGTCATCCACGGACACCAGTGGAGACCAGGACAAGCATTCAAATGGTGGAGCGATCAATCATTGAACCTTCAGCCAGCCGGGGCTGCCCAAGTATTGCAGCACGGCCATTACCACAGTTGGCAGGTTGAAACCACCGAACACAAAACCCGAATCCAAACCAGCACCTATGACTGCGGGTCTGACTGGTATCGGGAAAAGCGCGGATCAACCAACCGCCGCGGCGGTCTCGTTTATCTCCTGAACTCGGGGGAAGTGTCACGGATGTCTCTGCTATGAAACACGGCGACGTGGCGTGGCTGGCCCTAGCGGCTGCCATCGTCTTGTATGAAGTGGCGGCGCCGAAGGGCGAACTGCTTTCCGAAGCCGTCGACCGCTACCGCCGCCGGCATCCCTTCATCACCAATGGAACAATTTTCTACATCGCCATGCACCTGCTGCGGCAATGGCCCAAGCGCATAGATCCGCTGCACCAGATTGCGGTCAGGGCTTTCCGGTGATCAGCCCAGCAGATCGGCTGCGTAACGCCATCCAGAAGCTGCTCAACGCCGAAGGCGACGGCTACATCGTTCAGGAGTTCGTCTTGGCGCTCGGGCTGCAACGCATCACACCCGAAGGGGCTGTCGAATCCACGGCTTGGGTGTGGGCACCGGCTGAACAACCGGAGTGGCAGACCGATGGTCTGCTCCGGGCCGCGTCCGAACTTCGCGAAGGTTCAGACATCGACACCGACTAACTGCGACCGCACTTATGTTTGCTCCCCACCTTCGGGTGGGGAGCTTTAGTCGTTTCTGGGGTGTGGCCCTGGGCCACACCTAAACGTGTTCCAGCAGGTCGCGTGGGGTACTGTGGGGCACATCCCAAAACAAGAACTAGCAGGTCAGGGGCCGAAATGGACGTTAAAAGATGGGGTTCGAATCCCCTTAGCTCCACCAGAAACACGCAGGTCAGACCATATAAATCGGGACGGGATAACGTAGGGCCACACACCCTGTCCACATTGGACGCTAGGCTGCCGTTATGAGCGTCCGCATCCGCACCCGCGCCGATGGCACGTCGTACAGCCAAGTGCGCTACAGGCACCAGGGCCGACAGGGATCGGTGTCCTTCGATGACCACTCAGAAGCCCTAGCGTTTGACAAGCTGATCACCAAAGTCGGGGCGGTCAAAGCGTTGGAGATCACCCGGATCGTCGTCGCCCAAGAGCAGGGCACCACGGTCGGGCAGTGGCTCACCCACCACATCGACCACCTGACTGGCGTGCAGCCCGAAACAATCACCAACTACCGGCGCTATGCGGCCAAGGATTTCGGCGCCATCGTGGACATCCCGCTGGCTGCTCTCACACCCGACGATGTCGCCGGCTGGGTGCAGTCTCTGCGGAACCTTGATGGCAGCGTCCCTTCGGGGAAGACAACGGCCAACAAGCACGGGTTCCTTGCCGGGGCGCTGGCCGTGGCTGTGCAGCGGGGGCACCTGAAATCGAATCCGTGCGACAACGTTCGGTTGCCGCGCTGGGATCGCGCAGAGATGGTGTTCCTTGAACCTGAAGAATTCCAGGTGTTGCGTGCGGAGATCCCCACCCATTGGCGGGGGCTCGTTGATTTTTTGGTGATGTCGGGCTGCCGTTGGGGTGAAGCCACGGCGTTGCGTCCGCAGCACGTCAACCGGAAAGCAGGAACGGTGCGGATCGTCCAGGCGTGGAAGAAA